TTTGCGTCGTATTCTAGAAACACACGCACACGATGTATTATTTATTTTGGAGTGTCGTGATGCAGGTCGCCTTCAAGAGCCAATTCGTTCTCGGTGTGTGATGTAGCATTTGTATCAACACAATTGGAATGAATTAGAAGAGTATTTAAATAAAACTTTTACTAGTCTTAACACAAGTGAAATCAAGGAGTACTTAAAGAAGAATGAGTATTCCTATCGTCGTGCAAAGCAGTGTGCATTTTTACAACTCCAGTATAATGAGACTTGGGAAAATATAATTGAACATCGCCGCAAAGAGTGTTTAGTTACACAAACCCAATCAGCAGATAACCTAATTTCATATATTAAAGAGGGTTATAATCCAGATACACTTATTAATCCACTTCTTAAGAATGAAACTCTATTAAAAGACTACGGTAAATGTGTTGAGGTTTCAGGATCATTATGGGCGTTTTTAGGAAGTGCGTTATACAAGGCATCAACAACAACACAGAATGAAGAAGAATGAATAGAGGTTCAGATTCAATTCTTTCCGTGTATTCGGATGCTAGAGCGGAATATACAAAGCAGCTTTGTGTTTTTTTAGTACCGGCCTACTTCCAGTTTTTCATTAACTTACTTGAAAAATCTAAACAGACTATGACTACAACGCCAAAACGTTCCTTATGGCAATTCCAAAATTATTTAAATGAGATTCACGACTGGAATATGGAGAAAGTTAATAATGAGATACATACAATTTACACAAATTGTGGCTGCGACTATCTCGATGATCTTCTTACCGCAGTTTTTATTGCTTACACCAAAGTTTTAACTGCCATTCGTCTCTCTTCAAATAAGAAGAAGATTGAAATTAATGTACCGAAAGTAGAACATTTCCTATTTAAAGTATTATGTGAAACTTCAAAGTTATTATGGAGTTCTACGTATTTGTTTAGAGAGGATATTTCTGGAATTGAGAAACAACAGAATTATAGAAATATTGAGGGAATTTTAAATGAAGGAGTTATCCAAGCTGTACGAAGTTTAGTGCCTGTTAAATCGATTCTGAAAGATTTTGTTAATAATGAAGGCAATGAAAGCAATGAAGCAGCAGATGAAGAAGATAGTGATAATGAAAAAGAAGATGAAACGAAGGATGCTACAAAGGAAATTCCACCAGAAATTACTATTCCACAACCTGTAACTGTTCCAGAGGTAGTTCCAGAAACAACAACTGCAACTACTGAGACATCTGTTGAACCTCTTCCAGCTCCTATAGTTATTTCCGTTGACACTACACCTAAAAATGAGATTGTTCAGCCATCCGAAGTTGTTCAGTTACCTCCACAAACAATTATAATTGAGGATAAACCTACTGTAAGATTTGGAGAGTTTGATGCGGTATTTGATTCGGACCACCCAATGGATTCTGATATGATATATGATCCTAAGGATGGTGAAGAAGATAATGATGTTCCGGCTCTTGAAATATTAGATGATGTTGGCACACCATTATCAGAAGGATTGGATTTTGATAGTCTAGACGAAAAGAAGAATGAAAATGAAGAAATGGGGGTTGGAGATTATGAGGAATTAAATTAATTTCAGTGCGGTCATCTCAAGTGTGTTTTTCTCGAACCAATGGAATAATGACACCAACGTGGTTCCCCTGGATTTTTGTTGGAGGCTTAGTCTTCATTGCTTTAAGTTTTACTGCTGCCAAGTATAAAGATAAGGATTATAAAACAATGAATCTACTACAAGATTTCATTAGTGGATCTATCCTAATAGCATTTACGGGTGTTTTGGTACCAGATATGTTTCCTAAAATGGAACTGCCAGTTTCACTTCCGTCATCATTTAGTGGAGGATTTGATAATGGAGATTTAGATTTACAGGTTGGCCCACCACGCTTAGCTGGTAGATAAAAATATTATTTAAATTTAAATTAATAGTTTATTAAATATATAGTTAAATAAACTATTTTATTAGAAATGCCTACGACTATATATGATAGTTCATTAATCACACAGAGGCGAAAGAATATGACAATTTCAGGATAGTTTATAAATCGTATCCAAAGTATAACAAATCCGACAACTGGATATGCTCCACTATTAGGTATTTCTCAACAGTCCATAATAAATAGTGTTATAACTGGACAAATGTCAGAATACACATATTAAATAGATAAATTTATTAGATTCTAATTAGATGTCAAACCGTAATTTTGATGCATCAGTTATAACAAAAAGACTTGGAAATAAAGCTATAGCTAAAAGTATTATTTCTAATTTTAATAATGTTAATTCACAACCACAAACAAGTAATATGAATGCATCGATAATTAATGAGGTAGAGTTGGGTAATTCATTATTTGTAACTAGAGGTCCAACATGTACAACCTATGATTTAGGTTGTCCTTGTGCTTCCTTAGCATCCTTAACATCAACTATATCTAATACGGGTGGTAATTGGTTTACACGGATTGCTGGAACTGGAATTACGGATGTAACTAGTATAATAGTTGATTCCAATAATAACATAATTATAACAGGGCAATATACATCAAATCCTAATATCTATAATATAGATGGAACTATATTTGGAACATTACCAAATAGTATATCTAGTAGTGTATATATAGCAAAATACAATTCAAATGGATTTGGTATATGGTTTACAAGAATTACTAATGATTCTAATGATTCTAAATCTGTTGGAGGAGGCATTGCAGTTGATTCTAATAATAATATAATTGTATCAGGAACTTATACTGATACAACGGGTCTAAACCCTCTTATTTTCTATAATGCCGATGGATCAGCTAATACCGCACTAAATTTAGGTAATAGTGGTTTTGAAGATGTATATATAGTTAAATATAGTTCTAATGGGGTTAGTCAATGGGCAACTAGAATTGCTGGAACTTCAGGATCTTCTATAGTAGAAGGATCTAGTGTAACAGTGGATTCTAATAATAATATTATTCTATCAGGAAGTTATACTAGGAATATTAACATTTATAATACATCTCCACCACCAACCGGTACAAATGTATTTGGAACATTAATATTTACTCCTTCAGTACGTAATGCATATATAGTTAAATATGATTCAAGTGGAATAGGTCAATGGGTAACTAGAATTGCTGGGAGTAACCTTAATGGCGGTTCATTTGGGGGAGCTATAATAGTTGATTCTAATAATGACATAATAGTAACAGGAAGTTACTATCCAAATCCAGTTAACATCTATAATACACAAATAACTCCTCCATACGGAACTACATCTGGAACTGTATTTCAAACACTAGCTAATAGTGGTGGCTATGATGCTTTTATAGTTAAATATAATTCAAATGGGATTGGTCAATGGGCAACTAAAATTAGTAACACTGGTACTAGTATTGGATCTAGTATAGCAGTTGATTCTAATAATAATATTATTACAACAGGATATTATACTTCACAAGTTACTATCTATAATTCTCCTGGTGGAATTATAAATGTATTTGGAACATTACCTTTTAATAGTGATAATGATGGGTATATAGTTAAATATAATTCAACTGGGACTACTCAATGGGCAACTAGAATTGCTGGAACTGGGCCTGGAGATGAATTTGGAAATAGCATAACTGTTGATTCCAGTGATAATATCATTGTAACAGGAATTTATTCATCAAACCCAGTTAGCATTTTTAATGCATCACCACCGCCGACAGCAGGTACAGTTTTATTTGGAACACTAGATAATAGTGGCTCATATGATGTATTAATAATTAAATATGACTCAAATGGAGCTGGTATATGGGCAACTAGAATTACTGGAACAGATGATGATAGGGGAATCGGTGTAACAGTTGATTCTAGTGATAATATTATTGTAACAGGAACTTATCAATCAAATCCAATTAGTATCTATAATGCACCTGGAACTACAGATGTAGCTGGAACATTAGCTAATAGTAGTACACCTACTGTTGCACCCAATACATTTCTAGTTAAATATAAACCGAATGGGTTTGTATATTAAATCTAAGAAAAGGATTAGGTTTATAAAATAATTCCTGTTTATTTCTCACAGTGATGTAGAAATGCCTACGACTGTATATGATAGTTCGTTAATCACACAACGCCGTCGCGCTACTACTGAGTCCGGTTCATTTATTAGTCGTATTTCTCCTTGGAATATTCCACCCACAGGTACATCAACAAATCAACCAAATACAGGATATGCGCCAGCATTAGGTATTTGGGATCAATCCATTATTAATACTGTAAAGAATGGCCAAATGAGATTTTATAGAAAGGGTACTGGAGGCTGTACTACTATTGATAATGGTTGCCCCTGCTCACCACTTACTCTAGCTGAACAATCTTGCTGTGGGACTAATTAATATTTTTAAATTAATCTAATTACTTTTATAAGTACTATAATTAATTTATTTAGGCACCAAGGGAATAAATAGTTTCATCTTGTGAAACTTTTTGTTTCCATTTAAATTGAGAAAAGACTGGTTTATGAATTTGGTCTTTTGGAACCGCATTATGAATATCGTGTGCAATTCGAACATACAAATCAAATCCTTCATATTTCTCATCCCCATTCTTATCCTCATATATAGTGTGCCCATCTTTATTTACAGTCCAACTCCATAGGAGATTATATAATGGTGAATTGGTTTCATATACTTTCCAGGTATCTTCTTGGCTCATAATTGATACACCTTTGCCTTTCTTTTTTGGAGGAGCTTCATCAAAGAGGCCATCAAGTAAACTAACTGATAATCTACAGAGATCGAAAGATGGATTTGGAGGATTTTTAGGAAGTGTGTGATCGAAGAATGGCCCAAAATTGTATTGATCACCTGCTTCTTGATCAGGCCAATGATCATCAGAAACCCATAAGTGTTTTCCTAAGCGGAAAATGGAGCGACCAAAATCAATAACTGTAAATATTTTTCCAAATGTTGGCACTCTCCAAATAGTTCCATCTTTAGCTTTATAATACAGGAATTTTTTATCAGTCTTTCTCCAAAGAATATTATTTGAGTGAAGATCGTTATGGGTAAAGCAGATGGCATTTTGTAAAAATGAGAGTACAGAGATAACTTGAAATAACCAGGCAATCCAACGAGCTTCCCATCCTTGAGACCCGCGCTTGTGTTCATCAATTTCATCTTCATCAAGAAGGTTATCCATAACTCCTTCTTGTGCTTCTTGGTAGATTAGGATAACTGGCATATTTGGAATTTCTAGACAAATATCTAAATCAAGTTCAACTGATTCATCTGAACCCTCAGAACTAGTCAAACCATCTGAGTCACTATTTGATTCTTCTTCCGAACTAGATTCATTCTTTTTTAAAGATACACGTTTTGTGACTTTTTTATTAATTTCAAAAATATCTTTAACATTTTGAGCATCTTCTTCAATATTATCAAATGTAAATGATTTTATTGACTCAACATCTGAAATTTCAGGAACATCTTTATCTGTAACAGGTTCAAGTTCAATTTCAGACACTTCAGAATCAGTATCCTCAAATGGACAAGAGGTAATATCTTTATAGATTTCTTCAAAGTTTGGAATTTCTTCAACATCAGCATCACCGCGTATAACTGTTAGGCGGGCACAATGTGATTTCATTCCCTTCCAAAACCAACGACATTGTCTATACGTATCATATTCAAGCGAAATATTATATTGATATTTCTTACTAATCCCAGTTGCTGCTCCATAGTAAAGTACACAATGTGGAGTTAAGTTATTTTCTCTAAAAGCGCTAAGTACAAAGTTAGCAACAGTGTCAACGTATGCTTGATTATTATGGCTATGTAGTTTAAGAAGTGTTTTCTTCCAAGTGTTTTCACTTTGTGGTAGTAAAGGATGTTCAGGAATAGTATATTTCTCTTTGATTAAGTCAATAGGATTAAGGAGGTGTACAGTTTTGACAAAAGTTTTACAGGGTTCGGATGTGGTTGAACCATATATTGTTCGAGTAGTATTCCAGATTTTTTGATTTGTTTCATCTTGGTTACTCCAAGAGGCGATATGATATTTTGAGGAGAGTTCTAGATTTTTATGGGATAGTGATGATTCAGGAATTTTAAAGATATCGAGAGCTGGATGATAACGTTGTAAATGTAGATAATTTGAAAAATTATCTTTTTCATTTTCTCCAATTTCTCGTTCCCTACAAGGTTGGTTTTGAAGCGTCTGGAGTACTGACTTCATCATCTTCTTTCTTCAAAGAGTAACGGTGCGTTTGTGTAGCGCACTAGTTATTTTTGTCTGTACTAGAATAAAAATGGCTCAAGGTGGAGTAAATGTTAATCTCCGGAAGTTTGTAATGAAATCAATTCCACAGGATGCAGTGGTAGTATTTATTGGACGACGGCGTACTGGTAAATCAACTCTTGTTCGTGATTTATTATTCCATCATCAAGATTTACCTATGGGTTGTGTTATTTCAGGTACTGAAGAGTCAAATGGTTTCTTTAAAAAGATTGTTCCACCAATGTTTATTCACGGTGAGTATAATGCAGTAATTTTGGCTAATTTTGTAAAGAGACAAAAACTGGTTATGCAACGTATTCAGCAAGATGAAAGCCGTGGTGTTAGAACAAATATTGACCCTCGTGCTTTTTTGATTCTTGATGATTGTATGTACGATGATTCTTGGACACACGATAAGAACATTCGTTATTTGTTTATGAATGGTCGTTGGTTAAAGGTGTTCTTTATTATCACTATGCAGTTCCCGCTTGGTATTCAACCTGCTCTTCGTACCAATGTGGATTATGTATTCATTCTGAGAGAACCTTATATGAATAATCGTCAGCGTCTATATGTAAATTACGGTTCAGCTTTCCCATCGTTAGAATTTTTCTGTCAAATGATGGACCAGTGTACACAGAATTACGAATGTTTAGTAATTAACAATAATACACAAAGTAACAAGTTGGAAGACACGATTTTCTGGTATAAGGCAGATATTCACGGTGAATTTAAGATGGGGGCACCTGAATTGTGGCGTCAATCTGAGATGTTAGCGCGTATTAAGGAAGAAGAAGATGTTAATAACTTTGATCCAAGATCAAGTGCTAAGTTAAGAGGTCCAGCCATCAATGTTCAAAAGAAATACTAATATAATAAATAGTAAATAAATAGTAGAATGGATATGAAACTAAGACAATTAGCTGGTACGCTATTTATAGTGGCGGTTATAGGAATGATGATATATTTAGTGATAACACCGAATCCTTCCGAGGGCTTTGTGGATGTAGTTCGCTGTGGAGTGGATTTACCCCCGTGTTCAGGAGAACGCATACGGTGTATGAATGGGTATTGTAAATCAGACATTCCTACTAGCTGGCCACGAATTTCAGATTTACCAATGACACCACCGACAAAGTATCCATACGCTTAAAATGGTTATTGAATAATAAAACCTTTGCTTCTGTCAGAAATGGCTCGTACTAAATCAATGGGAATTGGGGCAATGTTCGTTTTACTTGTAGTCGCTGTAGTTTTACTGCCAATGGTTGTGCGTTTTATTGGGAAAATGGAGGTACATTATGCTATTTCTGGATTCCAGGATATGATGGTGGCAGGGGGTCCATCAGGACCATCTTCGGCTGATGGGGGTGTCGCAGGTATTCCTGCAATTGGGTCAGCTTCAAAGCTCCCATCTTGGCGCCCAGATCCTAATACAGATTACCTCTGCCGCTCACCAAATGAGGATGGCAATCCTTGCCCTGAAGGGTACTTCTGTGATGGAACCACTCAAGCCTGTATCCCAACTTTTGTTGGTGGCCCGGTTCCTAATACTGGATACTACTCCTAAAGCACTTAGCACTTTTTAGGAAAAAGTGCGCAAAAATACTATTCATAGGAAAAAGTCTGTAAAAAACTTTACTTTTTTATAAAAAAGTGCTGCCTAACAAAAACTAATTATTTGAAATAATGTACTTTTGTTAATTATTGCTTCGGTTCTACAACAGCATTCTCATCAACTTTTTCAACAGTTAGAGATGCCTTCTCCATCTTTCGTTGAACAGCAAGGTCACCATTACTGCTGAACATACCACTTAGTGCTTCAGATGGATTAGCGCCAGCACCACCGAATACCTGTTTAGTTGATGCTCCTGCACCTGCTGCTCCAACCTTAGTACGCTCATCGAAAAACTTCTCACGATTGTCCTCATTTTCCTTATACTTGCGCATTAGGTTATTGAGTTGATCATTATTGTATTCCTGGTCAGTAACTTCGTGTGGTTGAGGATCCCAAGGAGTCCATTTACGAACATCAGCTAAGAAGATATTATGGTATTTATCCTTATTTTGGAGCTTTTTGGCCTTTAGTTCAGCCTCTTTGGGATTACCATATACACCGCGAACCTTGACACCACGCATAGAGGTACGGAAGTCATTTAGCGCATAGAATTCATCCTCGAGTTTAGTCTTGTTCGCATACATAAAATCATCATATGCTTCTGCAATCTTAGTCTTATTAAGATCCGCACGATTCTTTTGTACAAAGCTGCCATAATCGGTCATAATATCATCGACACGAAGACGATTTTTACGGCAAATAGTGGCCTGATCAAATTGGTCATTCTTCTCAAGTTCTTTAATACGGTCATCAAGTTGATCATTAACACTTTTTACAACATCGACCATAAACTTTTCAAGATTCTTGACTTTCCAATCAACTTCGTATCCTTGAAGGAATTTTTGGAAGAAATATAGTTCTTTCTTATCGAGAACTTTCTCCGGGCTGAGGAAGCTCAATAGCACGTAACGCTGGCCAGGGATTTCAGCGTCTTCATCAAGAAAGTCTTCGACTACGGTGGGGGCATTTTTATCACTCATTTCTGTCTATCGTTTCTGAGTATTCAAGCTTTAAACTCGTATTCATTGAGTACAATTTTTTTTATCGTGTGAGTTTTTTTCTAAGGTTTGAATATAGAAATGATGGGCTACGGATTTGCTGAAATTGTCAATCGTGTTATCAAGTATTTAATTGAAGGTCTAGTGATTGCTGCCGCTGCTATCTTCATCCCTAAGAAGTCTCTTCCTCTCGATGAAGTCGCGACCCTCGCCGTCCTCGCGGCCGTCGTCTTCGCCATCCTCGATGCCGTCTCGCCAAGTGTTGGTGTTACGGCCCGCCAAGGAGCTGGCTTCGGACTCGGCGCAAATCTCGTTGGCTTCCCGCGTATGTAAGAAATCACCCATTTTACTAACTGACGACCTCGTGATGTGTATTTACTAAAAACAGGATATATAGGGGGGTGTTAACCTTTATTAATTAATACAAATACCATAATTTGAGACTTTTTAGAGTTCCAGATTTTGAGAATTTATAATTTTATAGTTATTTAAAGTATTAATCTAATTAATATAGTAATTATTATAATTACAAATATTAATTAATTTGAAGTAATAAATGTTTGATGTTTCTTATTTTCTTCGTGGCGTTTCTTTTGATAGTTCTGATATGAACCACCGCATACGCATTGTACTATAGCTTTATCATATGTGATTCTGGCTTGTTTTTGTTCTTCTCGAGCTTGTTTCTTTTTCTCTTTTTCTTCTGCGATTTTATCTGCATTCTGCTCTTTCATCTTTTGAGCGGATTTTTGTTTCATTTTTCTTATTCTTTCTTTGTTTTCCTCTTTATTGTTGTATTCTTTCCAATATGCCGCATTTTTCTCTTTATTTTCTTCATTATATTTCTTTTTAGCTTCTTTTACTTGTTCTGGATGTTCTTTGGCATATTGTTTGGTATATTCTCTGCGTTTTTCGGCATTATCTAAACGATATTGTGCCTGATATGAATCTACTTTTTCCCTATTTTGTTCATTGTATTCACGATGGCTTTCAATAATAGTTTCTTTATTGGCCTCATAATATTTTTTTATATTTTCTTTAGCTTTATCCTTATTTAGCGTATAATAAAGTCTGTCATACTCTTTTTTGTCATCATCTGATTGAAATGCTCTAAATGTATTTAAACAATATCTATCAGATAATGAAAACTGAATATAGTAATCTTCTCTTTTTCTTAATTCTCCTTTTGTGTTACACGGATAATTTTCAATAAGTTCAATATTAATATCTGTTATTGGCAATGAATTAAAGTATGTATAATTTCCACCATTAGTATTTTTTTTTATAGTATATTTATGACTACTAAATCTTTTTATCAATGATGTAGTTGTTGAACCTATATAATAATGTCCATCTTTACATGTTAATTTATATATTTTTCCATCTTGATATGTATTATCAGAGTCATTACTATATATAGATTCATAATCAGAATCATTATTAGATTCATAACTAATTTCATTATTTTCATCATTATCACTATTTTTATTTATAATATTCTCAATTTCTTCAATATCATTATTAAGACAAAGAAAGTCTGTATTATTTTTATTAATATGTTCTTCTTCTTTTATATTAAGTTCATTTTTATTATTACAGTGATAATCTTCAACTAATTCAATATGAACTTTATCCCATCCAATTGTATTAATATGTTCATATACACGTAATATATTTTTTTTTGATAAATTTTTATGATTATTAAATCTATGATTTAATTTTTGTGTAGTTGAACCAATATAATAATGGCCATCATCACATACGAGTTTATATATTTTACTATTATTATACTTATTACTCATTCTTACTATCCTACTCTATCTTTAAAAGTTTAATCTAGTTTTTTTAGACCCGGGGGGTCGGTCAATTTTATATGATTCTACATTAATTCCCTAGACCGTGCGAATGTATTGCCAGCTCATTTCTTCACATATTTTTTCCCACGTCTTATCTTGTAGATAGAGTTTATCTCGATTTTTGAGCAAAGGGAAACAGGCCAAATATTCATCCATTTCTAGCAGCTCACAGAACTTGTACAAGATATAGCCATATGATAAGAAGTTTCTGCGTCCAGCTGGGCGATGTTTTTTAAAGGAGGGTTGAATTTCACGAAACATATGACGTAGCTTCTCTTCATCTTCACGAGACATAAATGGCGCATTTTGACCATTGAGACGATTAATAATATGAGGTATATGTTCATAATATTTTGAGGCTTTCATCTTTCGTAGAATTTCACGAAGTTTTGTTGGCTTTAAAGATGACATATTTGTTATGCGCTCTTTTTTGAGTTGTATCAAAATTGTATCATAGATTTCATTAGGAATTTCAGTTGATTCCTTGGCTTGGAATTGGGCGAGCCATTCGTTGAAATGATTGATCTTTTTGTATGCATAGTAACAAACCTCACGCGGTGGATCCTTATAACTCGGTTTATCACTATCAACTAAAATAAACTCTTGCTTCCCGCACTTTGAACAAGTAAGATTGGCTTCATTAAGACACATAATCATTTCGTTACCACAGGCTTCACAGGTGGTCCAGAGGTCATCATATTCTTCAACTGTATTTCGAGCCATAGACGGGTCTTCAAGCTGAAGATAATCATTAAGAAGTTGATTTCGTTGAAGACCTTTTTGGGCTTGAGGAATGACTACGGTGTTTCTTGTTTCTTGACCTTCTCTCTGTGCCACTTCTTCAAGAATTGCCAGAATTGAACCAGGCTTTGCTTTACTACTATTTGAGGTTTTAGTTCCTTGTTGTATTTGATCTTGTATATCATAATAATTGTAAAGTATATCACCAGTTCGAAGAAAATAATCCATTAATTCTGAATCATCACCCACAGTTTTTATCTTTTTTTCAAGAGCCTCCGCTTCTCTCTCTAAACGCCATATCTCAATATCAGAAGTAGTCTCGCTAATTTTCTTTTTAAGCTGTTCTAACTTATCCTTGTAGGAATTTATGTTTTCCTTTTGGTCAATCATATTTTGGACTTTTTGGTTGTGAATAGCATCGAGCGTGGTGCGAGCTTCCGGATTAGAACGCTTTGAACTTTTTACTTTAAAAAACGCACTATCACTCATTGCTGAAATGTACTTATACGGTATGCGCACTAGGTTTTTAAACCCCCCAAAATTTCAAAAAAATGTGTTTTGCCAAAATTTTTTTCTAATAGCAAGGTATAACGAAAAATGACTGGTGGTGGCTTAATGCAACTTGTAGCTTATGGTGCGCAGGATGTTTACCTAACGGGTAATCCTCAAATTACGTTCTTCAAGGTGGTGTATCGTCGCCATACCAACTTCGCGATGGAGTCCATTGAGAACCCTTTCAATGGTGCCCCTAACTTCGGCAAGAAGGTCACGTGCACGATCCAACGCAACGGTGATTTAATCCACCGCATGTACCTCCAGGCCACGCTCCCTCAGGTACAGCTCCAGTCCACGGATGGCTCTGGTGCTCAATTCCGCTGGCTCAACTGGATCGGTCACAACATCATTGAATACGTCGAGATTGAAATCGGTGGCCAACGCATCGATAAGCAATATGGCGACTGGCTCCACATCTGGAATGAGCTCACGCAGGAGCCTGGCAAGCAAGCCGGCTACGCCAAGATGGTTGGTAACGTCCCTGAACTCACGAACCTCCTCTACCAGGGCGGCTCCACGTGCGACAATGACTGCTATGGCGGCGAGCCCCTCACGTCTGAGGTCGTCACCAGCTGTGCACCAATGTACACGCTCTACATCCCCCTCCAGTTCTGGTTCTGCCGCAACCCTGGCCTTGCCCTCCCTCTCATTGCTCTCCAGTACCACGAGGTCCGCATCAATCTCGAGTTCAACACGCTCAATAACGTCTGCTGGGACTACTCGAACTCGTCTGACCCCCACGCCATCCGCAACCGTGTTGGCCAGTGCGGTCTTGCCGCTGCCTCGCTCTATGTCGACTACATCTACCTCGACACGGATGAGCGCCGCAAGTTCGCCCAGGTCTCGCACGAGTACCTCATTGATGTTCTCCAGTTCACGGGCGGTGAGTCGATTACGTCGTCGGCCAACAAGCTCAAGCTCAACTTCAACCACCCTTGCAAGGAGCTCGTCTGGGTTGTTCAACGCGACTCGTTCGTGTCGTGCGATGACAACATCATCAACCCCTGGAAGGGCCAACAGCCATTCAACTACTCGGACTGGTGGGATCGCTCGGTACTTGAGTCTGGCTACTCCGTGACGCGTGTTGAGGGTATGGCGGGCAAGAACCCCACGATCACGGGTCTCCTCCAACTCAACGGCCACGACCGCTTCCAAGTCCGCGATGGCAACTACTTCAACTGGGTCCAACCTTACCAACACCACACCAACATCCCTGCGGTCGGCATCAACGTGTACTCGTTTGCGCTCAAGCCCGAGGAGCACCAGCCCAGCGGCACGTGCAACTTCTCGCGCATTGATAACGCCACGCTCCTGCTCACGCTCAGCAACAACTCGGTTGGTGCCGCTGGCCTCAGCTCGCAGGTTCGTGTGTACGCCGTGAACTACAACGTGCTCCGCATCATGTCGGGCATGGGTG